CAAAATGATGAGATTCGTTTCTAATGGTAGTATGTGTTATTTACACATCGGCTCCTTTAGCTCAGAGGTAGAGCGCTACCCTTGTAAGGTAGTGGTCATGAGTTCGATTCTCATAGGGAGCTTCGTTTCGGTATTTTGAATGAATGTTTTTCAATCAAAATACAATATAAAGATTTTGACGTGTATAATACAATATGCCGGTTGAACTAATCAGTTATACAAAATCCGCCGACGAATCACAATCGTTGCTGGATATAATTGCCTACTGTGCTCGCGTGTCGAATCCGGCGAACCAAAATAACACACAAACGAACGAACGATTGGTTCGTTATTTGATAAAAAACAACCATTGGTCACCTCTTGAAATGGTGAACGTATGTCTCGAAATTGAAACAACTCGTGATATCGGACGACAAATCCTTCGACATCGTTCGTTTTCTTTTCAAGAATTTTCGCAACGATATGCCGTCGCCGATTTAGGGTTCGAATGTAAAGAGGCAAGAATGCAGGATACGAAAAATAGACAAAACAGCATTAAAACAAACAATACCGATTTAGAACAGGAGTGGACTAAGCAACAAACTGGTCTTGCCGAACACGCTCAAACAGCCTATAATTGGGCGTTGGAGAATGGTATTGCGAAGGAACAGGCTAGAGCAGTTTTACCGGAAGGAATGACCACAACGAAAATGTATATGAGTGGAACATTACGTTCGTGGGTTCATTATATATCGTTGCGTCATGCAAATGGTACTCAAAAGGAACATAGTGATATTGCGTTTGCATGTGCGAAGGCAATCGAACCCATATTTCCAATGATATCTGAATTCGTATCAGAACCATTAACAATATCAAATAGTCAAGTGAAAGACGAGATTGTATCAAATGCACACTGATTCTAGTTTACAACTACTCTATTTAGCAGTTGTAAATTATGCCTTCGAATATAATTCAGACAATTTGCTCAATACTTGAATATATTTGATAGTATGTCCTTTATTTACATCGTCCATGGAACGAATCGGTTCACGTATAGTATCAATGACTTTCATAACGTCTTGCACGTTGGATACACTATTTAGGTCAGAACCATAATCTTTGTTAATAAAATATTCAATATCTCCGTCATTAATTGATTGACGATAGGGGGTATATACATGAGTCAACCATACCTTTATGATGACTGTAGGATTCGCTCGCTTTATCGTTTCAAACGATTTTCGTCCCGCCGCGATATCAAGATTGTCGGGGAAAATTCGCAAAATATCATCTAAAAGAGCAAAAAATTGAGTATTGAAAGTTTTCAATAACGTCGATTTGTCTGCCGACATTAAAATAAGTAACCTTATATTTTTATATATGTTGCATTAATATATATAATACGCATAACCAAAGATGTTTTCAGATAAAATATCATATGTATTAATTTTAGTAATAATTATCGTCATATTGTTTGCTGTGAACAAACATGCATTATTTCCTATATATGAAGGGAATACGCCTGCCCCTGCTATTTCAGAAGCGGACCAAACCATTGCAAACAAGAACATAAGCAGTGATATCAATCAAATGACGTTCGATGCACAATTACAAGATGTTCAAACAAAGATTAATATATGTAATAATTTGGTTAAAGATATCAACGCAAAAATACCCGCTAGTATAGGCAATATTAAAATTAACTCTGTTTATCAAACTCCGAATGTTGATCATGTAGGAATTACAATTAATACTGGAACAGTCACTACAACCAGTTCTATTACGAGTCTTCCAATCGAAACGGGAGAATGGAGTATGGACATAGTTTTGCCCGAAGGAAAGCAAGGTGCACCTGGTATCCAAGGTATCCAAGGACCACCCGGTGACCAAGGTAATACAGGAAAACAAGGTGATACGGGAGAACAAGGAAAATGGGGTGCATCAACATAGAATACCGATATTACCAAACTTTAATCGTATGAATATGTATATCAATGTATACATATTCGATTGTAACATTATGCATTGTTGTAATTATATTCATAAGTGTAACATGCAATAATATAGAAGGATATTCAGATTACGATGGTAGTCCATCTCCTTCAATTAGTGATTCGCCGGCTATATATTCTCAAATACCTAGCACATCGCCTTTAGCGCAATCTTTAAATAGTGCCTCCAATACTTTAGAATTTTATACTGTTAATAATATTAATTATAATTTATTAGACGCAAATATCCAGTCTATTGAACGACAGTTTACAGAACTGCAATATAGATTAAAGAATTTAAAATTTACCATTGGAACTGTTTCAACATCCGGTTCATCGTCCGATGAACCAGAGCTTACTATTGGGGGTAATTATCCAGATAATATTCAATTAAATTTCAATCTTTCGCCACCTAAACCGGGTATAACTGGTGAACAAGGTGTTCCGGGCGAACAAGGTGTTCAAGGTGAACAAGGAAAAAAGGGTAAACGAGGTCCGATTGGGGGTAATTCGTATAGTTAAAAACTGTCTTATTTATATACAATAATGTCTTTAACATTTGCCGATGTTAAGATACCAGATAAAATGCCCGATAGTGAAAAAAAGCGGCTTAAAGATTTACAATGTCCACCGCCGTTTAAACCGTCACAAGCGAACGCCAAAATTAGGTCCTTAAATCAATCAATACAAGCACAACAAACGCAAATCGAAATTTTAGAGAAGACAATTAGTGATTTAGAAAAACGTTATAAAATTTCATTTACATGTGATAATGCACCTACATTTATATCATCTATTAATGGTTCTACTGCAGGACCAACCAGTAATTTGAGTGGGTCTATAACGAATCCAAATATAAGTATTCAAATGATTTCTCCCACTCAAGGTGCACAGGGTATACCTGGAAATCAAGGGGTTCAGGGACAGTCGGGAAAAGCTGGTATACCCGGCATTCAAGGGCAATCTGGTTATTATGGAATGCGCGGTGATGTTAAAAAATAAAACATCAATACAATATAAATGAGTAGACGAACACATAGTGAGTCTACAATACATAGTTATCAAACGCAACAGACTAATTCTCATAATCGGTTTAATCAGTTTTATAACTCTGTATTAACATCATTAAAACAGCGTAAAAATTATCTGGGTGCTGGACCATATGCGACTTATATGAGTCAACTTACAAGTTTAGCGAAAGGGTTACCTAGTTACATAACTGATATTGATACGTATAGTTATTTCCATTGGGATTCGAATTGTGGTTGGTGGGGGTGCTTCAGGATTAGTACAGGTTGGACATACAACGTAAATGGGAGATTTTCTAGTCTGATGGCAAGTAGAACGCAAAATGTAAAAAATATTCAAGCCAGTATAAATACTGTAACACAAGATAATTGTGAAAATGAATATACAATGTTACCAGTATCGCCTTCTTCTGATGATTGCGGTATGGTAAATACTACACTTGATTTTCGTAGCAGTATATTACCAATAAAAACTATCTCAAATGGTATCGTTGCTGAATTAAAAGAGGGAGACCCACAATATAAGAGTGCTACCAAGGTCGATACAACATTAAACAATTATTATTCCTGGAATTATCAAGATAAACCAAATGAACATGACGCATTGTATGCCGATTTAAGTAAATATTCAATTAAAAACACATACAAGTTGATGGGGAAAAATACAGCCACCTTATATAATGACTGCAGTAATAATGCTACTTTAATTAGTATTTCTCCTGAAAACCAGTTACCATATTGTATATCCGATAAATATGCGAAAGCGGAGAAGACATGTAAGACAGTAATCACATTGGCGGGACCAGACAACTATAATTATCCCAAGGGATATAAGGACTTAAATGAATTATGGACGAACGTTTCGAATGCTATTCCTGGTAATACCGTAACAGCTGGTAATGCTATATTGGCTAGTGCACAAAATTCATGTGACAAGTGGCAAGATATGTTCAATGCATGGCAAGAAGCCGAAGCTGAAGCGGCGGCTTCACCATGTCAACCCGAAAGGGCTATTCAACCCACATATGACCCGGTAATGCTAAATATGGCTCAAGAATGGAACAAGTCTGCAACCTTATATATTGAATCATTAATGAAACGTCTTGAAATTATTCAAAAATATATTGAAACATACCCAAATATATTACAGTTAGAGGAGTCTGGTGTTACATTCGGACCGTCGTCTTTAGGTGGCTCTATGTTATTACAGTATAAAGTAGACCAAATGACTCCCGGTGTTGCACCCGTTCAATACTTAACTATGTTAGTTCCCAATGGACCAGATGGCGAACAAGGTGTTCCGGGTGCGAAAGGGCTATCGGGCTTTGACGGTAGTTCGGTCAATTCACAAGGACCTCCAGGACCTAGTGGTAATCCAAATCTACCAACGATATTTGATAGGTGAATCAAATGAAATAGTTTTGTATGTTATTTATATACAAAACTGTTATAAATGAAATATACATCAAATATTAATGTTATTTTTTCCCTATGCATCACGTTTATAATTCTATTTTACATAATATCCATATATGAACGTAAAACAAGTAATATTATTGTTGAAGATTATACCGGAAATTCTATGGTATTTCCCGCAGCAAATCTGATTGATGCGAAAAAGGTTCAAACACGATTGGATAATCTGAACGACATAATCGAAGAATTAACAAATTTAAAAAATGATTTAGTAGATTTAGTCGATTCGCCAACGCATAACATAATAGGAGTTACGTATGAATATAAGGAAGCAGATAAATCAGGTTCAACTACATATGATATTTCAATATCAGGTGGCGCTTTTAATCAGACGATAGACGTTAACGTTCCCGTTGGCGAAACAGGCGAACCGGGAATTCAAGGCGAACCGGGAATTCAAGGCGAACCGGGAATTCAAGGCGAACGAGGAGATGAAGGTAATCCGGGTCTATCTCAATAACAACCATTATCTTTGAAGCTGTATCTCATCCATTCTTTTTTGCTGTAATTTATCAACTGTAACTTCGCCTGCGATTTTATCGGGTTGATAAGTATCAGGTGGAGTATTAATACTAATAATTTCATCATTTGCCGAGACGTAGTTATACATTTGTCGACGACCACTATTACCCTTTGCGCTAAGCTCGTCCGGTGTTAAATTATACATTGTGTATGCTTCAGACGTTATATTCATACCCCCCGACGATTGCATTAAACTTGACCCGACGGGGTCAATCACCTCACGTTGAATACGTTTTTTCATTTCATGGCTAACTGCAGTTTGATAATATTGAATGATATCATCGCCTAAAACAACACGATAACTCTGTTTCACTAATAAAAGGGCAGGAACACTGTGAACATTGGGAGGCATAATCACTCGCTGTCCGTTTTCTAAATGGATATATATTTGATTGTTATTCGGGTCACGTCGTCGTTTGTCTATACATAAAAAATTTAGCTTATCGGCTAAATTTCCTTTGACTAAAAATTGCAAAACTCTTTGCGAATGTTTACAATTATTGCTATAATACAAGGTATCCATAATTTGTATTATATATATATTTCTACGTTTATACATTTACGCAAAAATAGTTTTTTTGTAACTTGAGGGTTTTACTTCACGCACATTGTATACAACAAGCGGTTTTGGAAATAAAACACGCCATATGTTGCGGCTGTCCACATAATAGCAAAAATGTATTCTGTCTTCATCTTGTGCATTAACATACCATAGAGACCACTTACAACAGTAAGGAACATGAAAATAAAAGAAATCACTGCTAACCAGTAAAACCAATCGCAGTATTTGCGGCTAAGAGGTCCGAAAAGGGCTTGTGTAGTAGAAGTATCCATTATATAGTTTAGTTACATTTTTAATTTTATGCATAAAAATCAATACATTGTATATACGCAATGGAATTGATATACAAATTATTGACTAAATATTATGACGAAGAAAAAACGAATATTATAATGATAATTGTAATCAGTATCATGCTAAATGCGATTCAAACGAACGGCGTAGCCCATTTCAATGCAGAAATTATTACTTTTTTACAGAAAGGCGACTTTTCGAATACATTATTAAATTTTAAATGGTTTATGGCTATATGGGTATTATATATTTTAACTAAACGTCTATATAAGTATTTTCAGCACAAGTTGTTAACAAAATTGCGTCAGTGGATACGATTCAAATTAACAGAAATGTTAATGATTTCCAATAATGAATCACTTAGCAACATGAATTTTACTAAACTGTCTGCTCCCATTTCACGAACTAGCACAGTTTGTTTCAAACTTGTATCGGACGTCATTACCTACATCGTCCCAAGTATCGTATTCATTTTAGTAAATTTGTTATTCCTCTTTTATTATGATATGAAGTTAGGTGCTATATTTATAGCTGGTAATTTAGGTTGGATGTTCGCGATTTATTTATATTGGGAAGAACTAAGAACATTGAGTCGTGACTATGAATCCAGCTCATTAAATACGGATACATATTTAATTGAAATCTTAAATAATATGGATAAAGTCATTGTTCGTGGGCAATATGGTCACGAAAATAAACAGTTTGGGGAATTAAAAGATACCACTATAACAAAGGCGTATAAATATTATTCATCGGTATCGAATGTAGTGCTAATAACTGATATAATCATCTTATCTACTATATTTGCGTGTATTGGTTACAGTATGTATCAGGTTAAAACAAAACAAATGTCCACTGTTCTATTTGTAACTATTTTCACATTATTTATCATCTTTCGTGAAAGAGTAACGGGTATTGCGGTCCAGCTTGCGGATATGATAGAATTATATGGACGTTCTGAAGCAGTATTACCATCATTTAAAGACTTTAGTCATATTATTGAAGAAGATAAAGTAGAAAATCCGGTTCCATATTCAGAAATAACAACGCCATTCCGCCAAATTGTCTTTAACAATATTACATTTAAATATCCAGGCACGGAAGATTATGTTTTACAAAACAAATCGTTGGTGTTAAATACGAACAATAACAAGATTATTGGTATCACCGGAGCTTCTGGTAACGGAAAAAGCACGATTATGAAAATCGCATTGAAACTATATCCTTTAACTGCGGGAGAAATCATGATAGATGATGTTGATATTCAATCAATGGACCCTCATTATATTCGAAAAAATATCACGTATATTAATCAAAATTCTAGGTTATTTGATAAAACAATCATTGATAATATCATGTATGGATGCAAAGACGATGATGTTTGCAAAGAGCATTTTGATAATATAATGAAATATCCACGCATCGTTGAATTATTTAAAGAACTTGATATTGAGAAGGATACC